GTTAAGTTCGGTTTCTTTGACGAGTCACTCAGGAACAAGATGCCGAAAGGCGTCTGGGCTCACGACTGGAAAACACCAGTGGCCAAGACATTGGAAGCCCGTGAGCTAATGCCAGGCGATGCCCTGTTGCCTGAGAAGTTGAAAGACCTCGGTGGCCTGTATATCAAGGGCCAGTTCAACATGAACACCCAGCGAGGCCGTGAGACTTACAGCGACATCAAGGAAGGCATCATCGACGAGTTCTCAATCGGCTACTCCGTAACCGAGGAAGGCTATTCACCAGACGGAGCCCGTGAACTTGTTAAGGGCAAACTATACGAATGGTCACCAGTGCTGTTCGGTGCTAATTCAGAGACTGCTTTAATCAGCGCCAAGGGACTCAACGACGACCTTGCTGACGTCGGAGCCGACGTAGAGCGTGTTGTCACGAGGTTGAACGAACGTGCTGAAATAAGAATCAAGGAAGGGCGAACGTTATCGTCGGCAAACGTAACTCGCCTAACTCAACTGATGGAGACGCTGACAACAGCCGTTTCCAGTATCAAGGGACTCATCGAGTCCGCACAACCCGTGAACGCAAAGGCTGCCATGGAAATGGAAGCCCTGCGTCAATTAGTAAACAAAAGGAATAAACAATGAACTTGCAACAGATCAACGACTCGATCGTAGCAAAGTCTTCCGAGCTTGAAACACTGCTCGCAAAGACGGAGCCATCGATGGACGAGGTGAAGGCTGCCAAGACTCTCAATGAAGAGATCGACGGCCTGACGGCACAAGCCGATGAAATCAAGTCGTTCGACGCTATCAAGGCCAAGAACGCACAACGTGCTGCAGAAGTAAAGACTGCAGTCAACAAGCTCCCACAAACATCAGATGTCAAGGTCGGCCAGTCATCGGCAAAGGCTAACATGCCAGAAGCTGAATACAAGGCTTACGTGACAGGTCTCTTTGTTGGTGGTCTCCAGAACGAAACAGCACGCCAGAAGTACGCTGAAGTCACTGGCATCGATTACAAGACACACACACAGGGCAACGACGCCACAGGCGGCATCTTCGTACCAACGGAGACGTCAAGTCTTATCATCAACCTCAAGGATACCTACGGCTCTTTCCGTCGCAACGTACGTGTTGAGCCTATGGGCTCTGAGTCGATCCGCATCTTCCGTACTGGTGATGACGTCACGGCTTACTGGGGATCAGAGACAGGAACACTGTCATCATCTGACATGTCATTTGATGCAGTAACACTGAACGCTAAGAAGATGTATGCCCTCGCAGTTCTCTCTGAGGAACTCGTGATGAACAGCACACAGAACCTCGGCCTTCGTTTTGCTGAATCGGTAGCTCGCCAGTTCGCTAAGAAGGAAGACCAAGCTGGTTTCTTGGGCGACGGAACATCTACCTACGGTGGCGTTCTCGGTCTCTACGGCAAGCTCCAGAAGGTTCTCACAGACGGTGGTGGAACATGGACGAACGACACGCACAAGGGATACCTCGGATCAGCTCAGGTATGTGCTGGTAACACCTTCGCAGAAGTAACGATGGGCAACCTCATCGCAGGTATGCGTAAGGTTCCAACATACGCACTGACAGGTGCTAAGTGGTACTTCAACAAGGTAGCTTTCGGTGAGACAGCCGAGCGCCTGGCGTATGCACAAGGTGGATCAACAGCAGCAGAACTTGCCGGCTCATTCGGCCAGCGTCTGTTCGGCTATCCTGTTGAGTTCGTTGACGTCATGCCTGGCACGGACGCAAACTCACAAGTCTTCGCATGGTTCGGCAACCTGTCACAAGCTGCAACGCTTGGCGATCGCATGACAACAGCCATCAAGCAAGACGCAAGCAAGGGCTTCGACACAGATACAATCTATGTCAAGGCAACACAGTATCTCGACATCAAGGTGCACGAGATGGGCAACTACAACGCAACAGCAGCGAGCCGTGAGACAGGCCCTGTTGTTGGTTTCGTAACTATTAACTCATAAGGTGACAACATGAACGCACTACAAAATGTGAAGGTTGTCAACGTCACGCCACCAGCAGCCATCAAGGATGCGGCCTCGTTCGCAACGACATCAATCGACACGGCTGGCTACGGCAAGCTCGCAGTTTACTTCAGCCTCGGTGCAACCGACATCGCTATGACAGCTCTCAAGCTGCAGGAAGCTGATGATGATTCTTCCTATGGAGACATCACTGGCTGTGTATACGGCGCATCTGGTGCTCCGGCACTTCCGACGGCTGACGACGACAACAAGGTTTTTGGTTTCTTCGTGAATCTCGCAGGACGCAAGCGTTATATCGACGTAGTTGCTACTGCAGGTGACGGCGCTGCAGGTACATTCGGTACATGTATCGCAGTACTCTACAACGGCGAAGGCATCAACACAGCTACAGAGCGTGGCCTTGCTGCTAATCTTATCAAGGACTAAGTGTCTTGACTTCAGGGGCCTAGGCCTCTGAGGTCAGCACACAAAAGCAAAGGGAACATAATGCCACTAACCGGTTTTCAGGGGGTTCGTGTAGGATCACACACCACGAACGCCTCACTCTCATCTGCAGTTACGATAACGATCCCAGAAGGTGTGGACTCGTTTTTATTGCAGGCATTCACACAGAACGTCAGAGTAACTTTCGACGGAACGACTCCAACATCTACCACTGGATTTCAATTGACTGCAGGATCACTCTTGCAAGTTGATGTCGGTCTTGATTCCACTATAAAAATTATACAAGAGACAGCATCGGCATCTATCCAATATCAATTTTTCAAGACTCGCAGGGACTACGACGTATGATCTCACCCACAAGTTTTGGAGGCGCAGGCGGCGGCGGTGTCGATACCGACGAAAAGAGCAAAGTATCAAGCAACGATACAACCGCTGGTTATCTAAACGGCAAACTGGTTGCAGGCACTAACGTAACATTTACCGAAAACAATGATGGCGGGAATGAGACGCTAACCATTGCCGCGGCAGGTGGTGTAACTGGTTTTACAGGTTCGCAGAATACGGCATCGCCGAACAACACTGTAAACGCTTCGCGTCTATTGGTGGATGCGGCGAGTACGGATGCTGATTTTGTAATTGAACCTAAAGGTGCAGGCGCTATTCTCGCTGAATTGCCAGATGGCGCTGCGCCGGCAGGCAATAAACGTGGTTTAGTTGCAGTAGATTTTCAAAGGCAAAGAGATACGGCCGTTCAAGTCGCATCAGGTATTAGATCATTTATTGGTAATGGCTACGGTAATAGGGCGAGCGGTCTTGAATCCACGGTGGTTAATGGCAGTAGCAATATCGCGAGCGGCTCGAACTCTACTATCTGCGGTGGCTCTACTAATACTGCAGATAATAGCGGCGCTGCAGTTGTTGCTGGCAGCAATAACACAGCATCTGGTATTTACTCAATAGTCGGAGCTGGAGGGAGTAACAATATAAATAGTTCTCGCAATTACACCGTTATCGGCGGCGGTCAATCCAACACCATCTCCACAGCAGGAACGCATCAGGTTATTGGGGGTGGGCAGAGTAATTCCGCAGATGCGACACATGCGTCCGTAGTCGGAGGAAATGCAAATTTTGCGAGCGGCAATTATTCATCGGTGATTGGTGGGCAAAGCAACACGGCCAATGGCAGCCACTCTACAGTTGCTGGCGGCACAAACAACACTGCATCTGGATTGTATTCTATTGCTAGTGGCAGTCGGGCGCTTGCCAACATCGAAGGCATGCGTTCGCACGCTTCAGGTAGATTCGCAGCTAATGGCGACGCGCAAGTGCAAGAAATGGTGGTGCGTGTTCAGACAACATCGGCAGCTCAAGGCGAACTGACAGCAGACGGCGCAGCGTGGACAACAACCAACACAATGCAAGTGCCTACAGATGGCGCTCTGGCTTTTGATATACTTATGGTTGCACGTCGTACAGATGCCAACAACGAATGCGCCGCGTGGACTATTCGCGGCTGTATAGACAACAACGCGGGAACAGTAGCGTTTGTGGGTACGCCGACTACGACCAGCTTGGGTGATGATAGTGCAGGCGCTTGGAGTGTTGCCGCAGATACCGAAGCAGGTTCAGTACGTTTAAGAGTTCTTGCACTCGGACAAGCAAGCAAAACAATCAACTGGGTAGCTCACATCAGAGCAACGCGAGTAGTTGGATAATAAAACCAAAGGAAACATAATGCCAATCATTGCACCAATCACACCAAAACAGTTATACGCAGAAGCCGTATCGATTGCTATTGACAACGTAATTTTCCGATTCGGCGAAGGCGATCAGTACGCATTTTGTGGCGTTGCTTATGTCGATGCCGACGGCAGCGCTATCTCTGGCGTGCAAGTAAACTTTACAGCCGAAGATCTCGAATCATGGGGATCAGATGACAACGTACTCGCGGAGATTGTGAAAGAAAAACTCGGATTGAACGTGCAGCCGGAAGAGCCATCGACGCAAGAATAACGGAGTCGCAAGAATGACAATCGAAATGCTCTTCGGCGTAATTATGTCTACCATGCTTGCTATCATTGGCTTCTGGGTCAAGTCGCTTGTAAATGACTTCCGTGATACACGCGACAACGTGATTGCCATGCACGAAGTTATGAGCAATACGACACAGGAAATAATCAGTCTTAAAAAATCCGACGAGCTAATTACGCAGCGCATCGTTGAAATCATTGAACGGCTGGTAAGGTTGGAGGAACGGACGAATACGCCGACGCCTGTGAAGAAAGTGTATAAGCGTGTCAAATCATGACGAGCCACTTATCACCAGAGTCGAGCTGCGGAATAAGATAGAGAGGCCGCACGAGTTCGGCGCGATGATACCAGTGAACAGG